TAAATGTTCCAATGCAGGTTCCATTATAGTTTGGCCCCAAGCCTTAATTCTTCTAGTTCCATATTCATCTAAAGCTAACATTCCTCTATATGTCTCATGCTTTTCAGTCTCAACACCTTGCAATGTACCAGGTATTCCTGATATATATTCTATATCTTGCTTTCCTTGTTGAGTAATACTAAAGAAAGCTTGGTTAAGAGGTAATGGTTGAACTGGAGTTGGAGTAGCAAATCCTTGTCTATACTTCAATAATGCACCTGGTGATGAAGAATACTTTTCCCATTCATCTTCAGGAACTGAACCTTCCTCATAAAGCCATCTTAGATTAGAACTTAAATTAGCATTATGAAGCATTATCTGATGAGACTTATTTATTTCTTGCTGTTTACCAACAAGAGGAGTTACAGCACTCATAGCGTATGGAGTTCCTGTATATGTGTAAGGAAATGGAACTATTGGATAATCAGAATTAGGCAAATAATATTCATATAATAAAGTATCACCCGCAACGCACGTAACCTTTACTCTTGTATCATGAAATTTTACCGAATCAACAACAGCTCCTGAGAATTCTTCATTACTAATTAATAATTTATATTCATCTTCACTAACAACTTTATTCTCAACTTTTGACACTTCTTCAGTAACTTGAGCTTGCATAGCAGCTTGTTGAGATTCTATAGATTGTTGAGTTTCTTTCTGAAGCTTCTCTAACTCAAGCATCGCTCTTGATTCAATAATCTCACCATTCTCCAATGACATTTTAATTGCAATTTCTTTTTCTTCAGCTGCAACAGTTAATTCTTTAATAATAGAATCCATTCTTTCTTCAACCATGCCATTAATACGTTCCATCTCTTGAGGACTTGGAGGAACTCTCATAAATACATTATAAAAAGGCAACTTCTCTTTAGAATACATCTCATAAAAATCTATAATATCATCTTCTTTACCATCAGGCAAATAAGCTCTAGAACCAATATCTTCAAATTGAACACTATCAGATGATGTAACATCTCTTAAACTAGATGATCCAAATTGATTAACCGAACCAGATGATTTCTTTATCTTAGATTTATGATCTGGGAATAAATTCATTAAATGATTTTTAGGTAAATCCTTTTTTACTATGATATAAGAAGCATCTCTAAAAAGAAAATCTCGACTCATAGGATCAACATATACATCAAAAGGATCAACGGATTTAAAAACAACTTCACCCATACCTCTATCTTGATCAGGGTCAACATCAACCATCATATATCCAATACCCTTAGTAAAAGAATCTTGAACTACTTGTGAAAATAATGACCTACCATTTGATACATACCAACAATAAGAAGCTATATCAGAATGAATAGCCGCTATATCAACATCAGAACCTTCAGCTCCTACAGCTTGCCATCTTGGATTATTTGCAGTTACAAAGAACTTCATCATTTCGATAGCAGGTGTTATTCTATTAATAACAAAATCAGGCATACCAGCTTCTTGTAAATCATCTCTCTCTTGAGCTGTCAACTGGTCATTAAGATAAAAATCATATCCCCTTTGATTAATACTTCTCCATTTTTGTCTCTCATTAGACGCGGCTTTTTGCCACAAACTTCTAACTGATTCTGCTTTTTTCTTATTAGTCATTCTAGCCATAATTTACTCCTAAAGGATCATCCTCTTTTAACATATTCCCCATAGCAATATCTTCTCCCATTCCTCCAAATAATTCTTTCCATTTTTTATTTCTATATTTCAATTCAAATCTTTTACCATCTGCATGATATACTCTTTTATGAGATATATTTGGGTCTTTATTAATGACTACATTTTCTCCACTAAGATAAGCATCCATTGTAAAATGAAACATATCATTTTCTGACATTTCTCCACTCTCTTTTTTATATGGACTGGTCATTGTCTTATAACCAAGATTATACATGAAATCTGCAATCCCATGTTTTTGTCTTTCAGTTATACTTTCCCAATCAAATCCTCTATCGGTGGCATATCTCTCAGCCTGATTTAATGATAATAAAGCTTTACTCTGAAGCTCTTTCACAGCTTCTTTCTCACTAAAAGTCTTCCCTCCAGACCAAATAGTCTTTCCTTTATATTTTGTTGATCCACCTCCACTTTGACTAAGCGTAGCCTTACTAATTCTTGTCCCATATCCAATAGTCCATTTTCCAGCTGCGTCCAAATAAGGAACATGCTCACCATCTTTAATCACACTGCCCTCAACATCCTTTAAATATCCAGTGTACTTCTTCATCCATCTACCCTTCTCTACCCAATTATTTGATGGCATATACTATCGTTTCCTTTTAAATAAATCAAAAGGAATATCAATCCCAATATTCCAATCATAATTACGCAAACCTTGACCTGACCTTATTTTTTCATAATCACCACTTATCATTGATTTACCAACAGGAAATCCAAAACTACCTTTAGTAAAAGGAGAACTTGCTGATACACTCAATCCACCTTTATCCAAACCACCTGAAAATTGCATACCTAATAAATCATAAATACTTTGCATATAATCTATATCTTCTTGTAATCCAACATCTTCTTTTCTTCTTGAAGAAGCATTAATAACTTTCATCTTACCTGATGGATATCTATTTCTAGTAACCTGATTCCACATTGTACTTGATTTTTGAAAACCACCATCTAAAGCTCTACTCTGAGCCAATGCTCTCATTACTAAACTAGGACTCGAGACAGAAGACGCTCCAGAAAAAGATGGAGATGTTTTTGGAATATTGTTTCCTTCAGGCATTATGCTACTACCCAGCTTTTAGCTTTACGCTTTGGTTTGAACCATTTTCGTTTTCCTTCTTTTTGTTTCATATTAGGAGGAAAAGCGTGTACGGTTGAATAATAAAGTGACTCAATGGTGTCATCGTGGGACATTTTTGGTCCGAATGTAATGATTTCGTTAATCAAATCAAACATATTTGTTCGTAAATATACGGTTCCCATACTAAAACGACCCGAAAGACCTGAATATATACGATTTCTCTTGTTTTGACCTCCAGGTTTCTCAGGAATAACTGATATATCAAACCTATTTAACCTACGTCTTTCGTCATTTAAAGCCTGGAATATACTTCTATTCATAGCAACGTCTTCAACAGTTGCAGAAACACAATTATATTTACCGTGGAGAGAAATAATATAATCAACGACTCCACTACGTCCCAATATATTCCCGGTGCTAGGGTCCTTCGATCCAATAGTCGGAATAGACCTATGCCTCTCGTATTCAAGTACGTAACAGTTATTATTAACATCAATAGCAACAACCATGATAACACTAAAGTCTGCGTGTTTTGTGTCAATGTCTGTCGCAGGATCACAACCGATGAAGATATTAACTGGTACTTCTCTTGTATCCAAACCATCATCAATAACTATATAATTAACATCATCTTCATTTTTATAATAACCTTCCCAATACCTTATATGTTTTCTTGTCCATACAGCGTCTTCTTCACTCATCACTTCCATCATATATTCTTGATAGAATTTCTGAGGCTGACCTGAGTCAGCATAGAACTTTTTCTTCTCCTTTATTTTTTCACTGGGAAAGAAGGATGCCCAAAGAGGTGTTCCATCTGGTTGCAGTGCTTTATATGTAATTACCTTCCAAGCAAAGTCTTTCCCATCTTTAGTAGCTTTTGCATGTTGAGTAAGCAAATTATTAATAAAGGAATCATAATGTACGGGAGTGCCATTAACACGCAACCTACCAGTATGAGGCTCAAGCGCGGGATAAACAACAGCAGTAACAAGATTTGCATTCTTATCTCTCGCTTCTCTCGTAATCGTATTTGCTTCATGCTCAAAATCATCTAATACTATCAAATCATATCTTTTGTGAAGTTTCGCTCCACCACGAATACCAGCCACATTAGATTTACTTATAAGTTTACAACCATTCTGAAGTTCTATATCTTCTTCTGTCCACTTTCTCCCTCTAGTAACTCCGAAATAATACTTTATTCTTTCATTATATTCAAGGTGATGTTTTATATAATCCATATTTCCTACTGAAAGCTTTTGTGTAGCTGACACCCATGCATAGAATAAAAAGTCATC